TGCCCGAGGGTAACGATGGATTCCTCTGGGACGACATAGACGACAGCGTGTTTTCCCCGCAACCGCAGACCCTGCTAGAGTTGCAACAGCGCGAGCAGGCAGAGGCGGCGCTGCGAAAGGAAAGCTTCCGCAGGCCAAGCAGCTTGTCCGATCTAGGCGCTGCGGCCCCGCGGTCAGATGCGAGTAGCCCATTTCCAAGCTTGATAGGGTCTTTTACCAGCACTCGCACCACCCGCCCGCGCCTGCTGGGCGAGGAGGAGTACCTAAACAACTCGCTGCTGCAGCCGCAGCGCGAAAAGAACCTGCCTCCGGCATTTCCCAACAACGGGATAGAGAGCCTAGTGGACAAGATGAGTAGATGGAAGACGTATGCGCAGGAGCACAGGGATGTGCCCGGCCCGCGCCCGCCCACCCGTCGTCAAAGGCACGACCGTCAGCGGGGTCTGGTGTGGGAGGACGATGACTCGGCAGACGACAGCAGCGTCCTGGATTTGGGAGGGAGTGGCAACCCGTTTGCGCACCTTCGCCCCAGGCTGGGGAGAATGTTTTAAAAAAAAAAAAAAAAAGCATGATGCAAAATAAAAAACTCACCAAGGCCATGGCACCGAGCGTTGGTTTTCTTGTATTCCCCTTAGTATGCAGCGCGCGGCGATGTATGAGGAAGGTCCTCCTCCCTCCTACGAGAGCGTGGTGAGCGCGGCGCCAGTGGCGGCGGCGCTGGGTTCCCCCTTCGATGCTCCCCTGGACCCGCCGTTTGTGCCTCCGCGGTACCTGCGGCCTACCGGGGGGAGAAACAGCATCCGTTACTCTGAGTTGGCACCCCTATTCGACACCACCCGTGTGTACCTTGTGGACAACAAGTCAACGGATGTGGCATCCCTGAACTACCAGAACGACCACAGCAACTTTCTAACCACGGTCATTCAAAACAATGACTACAGCCCGGGGGAGGCAAGCACACAGACCATCAATCTTGACGACCGTTCGCACTGGGGCGGCGACCTGAAAACCATCCTGCATACCAACATGCCAAATGTGAACGAGTTCATGTTTACCAATAAGTTTAAGGCGCGGGTGATGGTGTCGCGCTCGCTTACTAAGGACAAACAGGTGGAGCTGAAATATGAGTGGGTGGAGTTCACGCTGCCCGAGGGCAACTACTCCGAGACCATGACCATAGACCTTATGAACAACGCGATCGTGGAGCACTACTTGAAAGTGGGCAGGCAGAACGGGGTTCTGGAAAGCGACATCGGGGTAAAGTTTGACACCCGCAACTTCAGACTGGGGTTTGACCCAGTCACTGGTCTTGTCATGCCTGGGGTATATACAAACGAAGCCTTCCATCCAGACATCATTTTGCTGCCAGGATGCGGGGTGGACTTCACCCACAGCCGCCTGAGCAACTTGTTGGGCATCCGCAAGCGGCAACCCTTCCAGGAGGGCTTTAGGATCACCTACGATGACCTGGAGGGTGGTAACATTCCCGCACTGTTGGATGTGGACGCCTACCAGGCAAGCTTAAAAGATGACACCGAACAGGGCGGGGATGGCGCAGGCGGCGGCAACAACAGTGGCAGCGGCGCGGAAGAGAACTCCAACGCGGCAGCCGCGGCAATGCAGCCGGTGGAGGACATGAACGATCATGCCATTCGCGGCGACACCTTTGCCACACGGGCGGAGGAGAAGCGCGCTGAGGCCGAGGCAGCGGCAGAAGCTGCCGCCCCCGCTGCGCAACCCGAGGTCGAGAAGCCTCAGAAGAAACCGGTGATCAAACCCCTGACAGAGGACAGCAAGAAACGCAGTTACAACCTAATAAGCAATGACAGCACCTTCACCCAGTACCGCAGCTGGTACCTTGCATACAACTACGGCGACCCTCAGACCGGGATCCGCTCATGGACCCTCCTTTGCACTCCTGACGTAACCTGCGGCTCGGAGCAGGTCTACTGGTCGTTGCCAGACATGATGCAAGACCCCGTGACCTTCCGCTCCACGAGCCAGATCAGCAACTTTCCGGTGGTGGGCGCCGAGCTGTTGCCCGTGCACTCCAAGAGCTTCTACAACGACCAGGCCGTCTACTCCCAGCTCATCCGCCAGTTTACCTCTCTGACCCACGTGTTCAATCGCTTTCCCGAGAACCAGATTTTGGCGCGCCCGCCAGCCCCCACCATCACCACCGTCAGTGAAAACGTTCCTGCTCTCACAGATCACGGGACGCTACCGCTGCGCAACAGCATCGGAGGAGTCCAGCGAGTGACCATTACTGACGCCAGACGCCGCACCTGCCCCTACGTTTACAAGGCCCTGGGCATAGTCTCGCCGCGCGTCCTATCGAGCCGCACTTTTTGAGCAAACATGTCCATCCTTATATCGCCCAGCAATAACACAGGCTGGGGCCTGCGCTTCCCAAGCAAGATGTTTGGCGGGGCAAAGAAGCGCTCCGACCAACACCCAGTGCGCGTGCGCGGGCACTACCGCGCGCCCTGGGGCGCGCACAAACGCGGCCGCACTGGGCGCACCACCGTCGATGACGCCATTGACGCGGTGGTGGAGGAGGCGCGCAACTACACGCCCACGCCGCCACCAGTGTCCACAGTGGACGCGGCCATTCAGACCGTGGTGCGCGGAGCCCGGCGTTATGCTAAAATGAAGAGACGGCGGAGGCGCGTAGCACGTCGCCACCGCCGCCGACCCGGCACTGCCGCCCAACGCGCGGCGGCGGCCCTGCTTAACCGCGCACGTCGCACCGGCCGACGGGCGGCCATGCGGGCCGCTCGAAGGCTGGCCGCGGGTATTGTCACTGTGCCCCCCAGGTCCAGGCGACGAGCGGCCGCCGCAGCAGCCGCGGCCATTAGTGCTATGACTCAGGGTCGCAGGGGCAACGTGTACTGGGTGCGCGACTCGGAATTCGGCCTGCGCGTGCCCGTGCGCACCCGCCCCCCGCGCAACTAGATTGCAAGAAAAAACTACTTAGACTCGTACTGTTGTATGTATCCAGCGGCGGCGGCGCGCAACGAAGCTATGTCCAAGCGCAAAATCAAAGAAGAGATGCTCCAGGTCATCGCGCCGGAGATCTATGGCCCCCCGAAGAAGGAAGAGCAGGATTACAAGCCCCGAAAGCTAAAGCGGGTCAAAAAGAAAAAGAAAGATGATGATGATGAACTTGACGACGAGGTGGAACTGCTGCACGCAACCGCGCCCAGGCGGCGGGTACAGTGGAAAGGTCGACGCGTAAGACGTGTTTTGCGACCCGGCACCACCGTAGTTTTTACGCCCGGTGAGCGCTCCACCCGCACCTACAAGCGCGTGTATGATGAGGTGTACGGCGACGAGGACCTGCTTGAGCAGGCCAACGAGCGCCTCGGGGAGTTTGCCTACGGAAAGCGGCATAAGGACATGTTGGCGTTGCCGCTGGACGAGGGCAACCCAACACCTAGCCTAAAGCCCGTGACACTGCAGCAGGTGCTGCCCACGCTTGCACCGTCCGAAGAAAAGCGCGGCCTAAAGCGCGAGTCTGGTGACTTGGCACCCACCGTGCAGCTGATGGTACCCAAGCGCCAGCGACTGGAAGATGTCTTGGAAAAAATGACCGTGGAGCCTGGGCTGGAGCCCGAGGTCCGCGTGCGGCCAATCAAGCAGGTGGCACCGGGACTGGGCGTGCAGACCGTGGACGTTCAGATACCCACCACCAGTAGCACTAGTATTGCCACTGCCACAGAGGGCATGGAGACACAAACGTCCCCGGTTGCCTCGGCGGTGGCAGATGCCGCGGTGCAGGCGGCCGCTGCGGCCGCGTCCAAAACCTCTACGGAGGTGCAAACGGACCCGTGGATGTTTCGCGTTTCAGCCCCCCGGCGCCCGCGCCGTTCCAGGAAGTACGGCACCGCCAGCGCACTACTGCCCGAATATGCCCTACATCCTTCCATCGCGCCTACCCCCGGCTATCGTGGCTACACCTACCGCCCCAGAAGACGAGCGACTACCCGACGCCGAACCACCACTGGAACCCGCCGCCGCCGTCGCCGTCGCCAGCCCGTGCTGGCCCCGATTTCCGTGCGCAGGGTGGCTCGCGAAGGAGGCAGGACCCTGGTGCTGCCAACAGCGCGCTACCACCCCAGCATCGTTTAAAAGCCGGTCTTTGTGGTTCTTGCAGATATGGCCCTCACCTGCCGCCTCCGTTTCCCGGTGCCGGGATTCCGAGGAAGAATGCACCGTAGGAGGGGCATGGCCGGCCACGGCCTGACGGGCGGCATGCGTCGTGCGCACCACCGGCGGCGGCGCGCGTCGCACCGTCGCATGCGCGGCGGTATCCTGCCCCTCCTTATTCCACTGATCGCCGCGGCGATTGGCGCCGTGCCCGGAATTGCATCCGTGGCCTTGCAGGCGCAGAGACACTGATTAAAAACAAGTTGCATGTGGAAAAATCAAAATAAAAAGTCTGGACTCTCACGCTCGCTTGGTCCTGTAACTATTTTGTAGAATGGAAGACATCAACTTTGCGTCTCTGGCCCCGCGACACGGCTCGCGCCCGTTCATGGGAAACTGGCAAGATATCGGCACCAGCAATATGAGCGGTGGCGCCTTCAGCTGGGGCTCGCTGTGGAGCGGCATTAAAAATTTCGGTTCCACCATTAAGAACTATGGCAGCAAGGCCTGGAACAGCAGCACAGGCCAGATGCTGAGGGACAAGTTGAAAGAGCAAAATTTCCAACAAAAGGTGGTAGATGGCCTGGCCTCTGGCATTAGCGGGGTGGTGGACCTGGCCAACCAGGCAGTGCAAAATAAGATTAACAGTAAGCTTGATCCCCGCCCTCCCGTAGAGGAGCCTCCACCGGCCGTGGAGACAGTGTCTCCAGAGGGGCGTGGCGAAAAGCGTCCGCGGCCCGAC